ACAAGCCTTTTATTTGATCTATTTCTTTGTTGTTGTTTAATCGTTGCCCATCTACAATTTTCTGGGAAATAACCTAAATCATTATTTATTCTATCTAATGATAAATCTTTACTTGGCCTAAACCCCATATCTTCAAAGAAATTTTCAAATTTATGCCATCTTTCACAAACCTCAATACCGCGACCAGAATATCTTTTAAATTTATCTTTTTTTGATGAACATCTTTCTATCATTGAAAGCCATAATTTATGTTCTATAGTTCCTGTCATTCCATGAGTTTTTTTTAATGCAAATTTTTTACAATTTTCAATTGACGATTCTTTTTTTCTACAACCGCAAGAAACAGTTTTACCAGTTGTTAAATTTGTTGAAGTAACATTTGAAATATTTCCGCAATCGCATAAACATTCCCAAATTTTTCTTTTCCCGTTACTTCCAATAGATTTAATTACTAGCAATCTACCAAATTTAATTCCATCTAATTTTAGTATTTTCATTATAGTTTCCATTGTTATTAAAGTTAATATTATACATTAATAACGGTTGAAGCTATAGATTAGTTATGATTAAATTCTTTCTGTTCAGCAATACGTCGATTTAATAACCCTTGCACTACTTTACCGCCGCAATGGTCCCATTTTTGAAACTCTAACGCAGCATCGTGTAAATTACCTTGGTTTATTAATTTTAACATAGTGGATGACGAAAAACTACCTACGCCTAAGTTGTACACAAAATCCACTAACGCATCAAACTCATTCTGATCGAGTTGAATATTGACTAAGCGATTAACCGCATCAGCAGACGATTGAGTATCTTCTTGTAACCACTCATAGGCTTGTTCCATCGTGCAATTCATGCCTTCGGTAATACCTGCCGTATGACCAAAACCCAAAGTCCAGATACCGCCTGAATCTTGATATGAGGTTAATCGAACACCTTCGGCATTTTCAGTTAATGCCATACCTGTACCTGAATAAGTTAATGGCGTTTCCATTGCTATCCTTTTGTTTTAACGTGTTCAATAATTCTAATCGTGTACCAAATAATTGCTAACGTTGCTGAAACAATAGATAAAATCATGGAGATTGTTGGTAGCTTCTCATAAATCCATAATGTTTCATTTGAAAACCAGTGAATCAAATTAGCAATGACAGCTACCCCAAATATGCCATCTAAAAAATGTTTAATGTCGTGCATTTCGTTTCCTCTTTAATTGTAATCGCCTAATACATTTACATCTTTTTTTTATGGAAGAAGTGCCAACCAGAACAAAGTATAAACAGACGAGTAATCCAAGAATGATTTGCAGTCCGTCTAAAATTGTTTTTATCGTCATTTCTTATCCATAATAAGCGAATCCATTGAATAATTGCTACTGAATAGATAATTTTGTTATAAAACTCACTGTCAATATAAGACATATAACAAAAGTACCCAAACCCATGACATACGATTGCAATTACATTTATTAATGCTAAATCTAATGATAGATCAGTAAAGTCAATTTCTAATATAATCTTAACAGTAAATATGTCAATTAACATATATATAAAATAGGTAAATGGCGCAATACCTAAACCATGAACCCAATGCGAAAATAGATCGCCAATTAAAAATAAACACCCGATGATTAGTCGAGTGTTCATTGGACTTAGTTTCTGATTCACTTATTAGAAGGCTTTGTTGGAGCCTTCTTTTCTTTTGAAGTAGGTGGTGGTGGAGGTGGTCGATTGTCACCGCCGCCAGTGCTAACAAATAATGTAGTCATAATTTACCCTTTTAAATGGTTAATTGATTCAAATGCTATTACACCCAATAGACTAGCTTTCCAAGCCCAATCCCATACAGTTTTACCTATATTTCCATAGAAACGTATTTTAGCCCTTTTTTCCAATGCGTCAACTAAGGCTTCTATATCTTCATCAGTTAAAGTTCTGTTATTCATATTTTTTATTTAAAATAAAGATTAATTATAACAATCAATAGAAAGTACAACGCCACTTGCCGATGCAAATCCTGATGACATCGTGATTACACCGCCACTTAAGTAGCCAGTTACCGATTGACCCGCAGAAGGAACAAATCCTTTTAAAATTCCAACCGTTGCAGTGGCAGGTAGCCCATTGATTGTTGCATTAGCAGCCGCTACAACACCCGTTCCGCTTATGTAAATAAAAATACTTAGCCGTTTTGAATCTCGAATATAACTTGCAGAAAAAGTTGGAGCACCACCTGACCAACCAGTACCGGCAGTAACCGTCAAAGGTAAAAGAACATCAGGGCAGACAAGAAGCTCACTACCATTAGCCGATACAATTGGAATGGGTTCAGAATTGTCTTGCATGTATCCGTAAATGCTTGCCGAACGTGCGGTAGTCGTGGCGGGTTGATACCAACCTTTCGCACTAGCTTGTAGGTGGTAGAACGTATTGTTAATTGGAAATCCTGCTTGCTCAGTTGGGTCAACATAAACGCCATAACCTGAACCACCGCCAGTACCAGAATTAATGTAAGTCATTAAGAAAGTATTATTGTCGCAGCCACCTAAATATAAACCATGTCCGGTATTAGAATTACCAAAATTAATACTTAAATTGACGAAAGAGTTATGACAGGCATTTCCTCCAACTCCAGCAACAGATAACCATACACCTGCTTTTGAGCAACTACCTGCATCAACTGCTAAATTAATAAAACTATTCCATGAACAAGTGTTTGTTGTCCCAAGCATATAAAGACCTGTACCAAGAACTTTTATTATGCTTACGCCTTGAAAATATCCGCCATTTAGACCGTCTAAAGTTAAGCCAAAGTTAGCCAAGTTATTACAGTCAATCATCATATTGGTTATACCTGCACCACCATGATTAATATTGGAAAATTTAATTGCTGTTGCATTAACTGCACCGATATACCGAAGTGTTGTGTAGTCTTTAGCGGTTAGCGTTCCGAAGGCCACAAACCCCGCACCTTCTCCTACAAATTTAATTGCCGTGGTAATTAAAAGGGTTGAGGAAAAAGTGAAAATTCCAAGTGGGAATTTGATTGTACCCCCACCCAAACCTGCTAGATACGTTAATGCGGCATTAATCGCTGTTGTGCTATCCGTGGCTCCTGTTGGGTCTGCGCCAAAATCAAGTACATTGACAGTTTGTTGGTTTTTAGCTTGCTGGCTAATTGTTACTGCACCTGTAGCACCTTGGTTATATCCAATTAATGAAGCACCTGTTGATGAATATAAATTAGTTAATGATGATTGAACCGAAATACCTGCTAGTGTATTAACGTTGGTTGCTCCTGTTGTTGCGGATAACGTTGAAGTAGCTACGGCGTTTGTATTAACTTGAGAGACAATATAGTTAAAGTCATTCATCACAGGAACCGCATCAATAGGGTTCCCGTCTGAAATTAGGTTAGGTAGTGTTCCAATAATTGCCATAGTTATCTTTCTTTATCTAACGCGACGTGCGCTTAACTGGCAACTACCTGTTGCAGTACCAGTAAAACCAATTAACATTACGCAATAAATTGTTGTTGATGTTGTTACATTATAACGAACAGTAGGCAGCGAACCATAGTAAATAGTAAATGAGGTTGAACCTGAAATATAAATATTTTGCAATCCTGTAAATGATGACCCTGTTGAGCTAATTCCTATTTGAATAAGACTTGTTCCTGTCATTCCATTTATTCCAGCACTACCAAAAACGTCCCAATCACCAGCAGTTAATGTAATTGAAGCTAAATTTATAGTTAATCCATTAGAAATGCTAGTTGGCCCCGCAGTTGTAGTTATAAATTCTCCCACTTGACCAGCAGACGCATTACTACCGTTAGTAACTCCTGTTACTGCTAAAGCTGTTGTTGCTGTTGTTGCTGTTGTTGCCGTTGTTGCCGTTGTTGCCGTTGCCGCCAAGGTTGCATTAGCTGCCGTACCTGTCATTGCACCACTTGTAGCAGTCAAAATGGCGGCAGGAACATTATTATTTACTTGAGAAACAATGTAATTAAAATCATTCATTACAGGCACAGCGTCAATAGCCTGACCATCAGAAATGATATTAGGTAATGTTCCAATTAACGCTGTCATAATTTAACCTTAGAAGTTTGTCATACCTGTATCGCTATATTTAAAGAAGATCGTTCCAATCTCTAAATTATAAGACGATGTTGCTGTAATTAATAATGCAATCTTTTTAAATACCAAGGCATTAGTCCAAGGTATTGTAAAGGTTGTTGGGCTATTTTGACCAGTTGACCATACCGCACCTGTTTGCCCCCATACTGCACCACCACCCCATGTTAATACACTGTTAGGCGATTCAATTGCTGCACTATTTAATAAATTATCTTGCTCGCCGATTGCCGTAATATTATATTGTAAATTCGATGCAATATTTGATACTTCAATTGTTGTTTCAACGACTTGTTTAACATTAATATTTTGTGTTTTTGGTAAAAATGATGTTTGCAAATTAATTGTTAAAGCTGTTCCATTATCGTTATACACCGATGTTGTTGTAGGAATATAGTGACTTGCATATAACGCCGCACCGTTACCTTGATATGAAATAATAAAATAATTGGAATACTGTACGCAATTATCGTAAGGATAAGTATGTGGCCCCGTCCATCGTCTAACCGTTACGTCAAACCAATAATCCGATTGCGTTACAATACCATTTAATGTTGTTGTCAGACAAATTCGGTATATCGAACCAGAAAAACATGCAGATGCTCTACTTGGATTGATAATACTTTGAAATGGCTTTTGAACGTCTTGCACTAATTTGCTAGGGTCTTTAGTCAATGGCAATACTTGACCTAATGACGAAATGTAATAGGGGCCATCAATACTAATAAAAAACATACCCGCAGGTGTTTGACAAATACTTCTAGGAGATACGCATCCAATGTTTAATGACAAAAAGTTTTGCGATAACGAGTTAGTTACTGCCGCATCACCTGTAATTTGCCATATCTGGAACGATTTAAACACCATTAAAGCACTTACAACACCTGCCGTAGTAGTTTGTACTGGCAATCCTGATAAAGCGGTTATAGGCGTTATATCACCTACTGTTAGCGATTGACCTGCTGTTGCCATATTAGTAGGCAATAACGCATCCGAGTAAAATACTTGATTAACGCAAGCATAGTAAGCACGATTGTTAAAGTTAGCTACCGCATTAGGTACAGATGGCAATCCAAACACACCCGTATTACTTGAGTACCATGCAGGGTTAGTTTGATTTAAATTTAATACACCAAAATAACTACCGGAGTTAGCTGTCATTGTTTCCGATGAAACAGGACTACCATACGTTGTATTTAACGTATAAACACCAATACCGCCTTGAGTCCCACTAACAAACCCATTAATTGATGTTCCTGCTGTAATGCCTGAGCCTGTAATGTTTGCACCTACATGCAATGCACCTGCTGTTCCTGCTGTACCCGCATTAGTTACCGTTAATGTGTTTCCACTGATTGACGCAGTAAATGTACCTGTTTGTGCTGAGCCACTAAAGCCGGGATGGGTAAAGATTAAACTGTTACCTACCATTGCTACAGTAGGAGGAACCCAATCCCCTGAGGTAGGTTGAGTAACAGGTAAATTGGATGCTAATGTTCCCGTAATAGTGGAAAACGCATTAGTTAAAATATTGTACGCAAATGGTTCATCGTAAGCACCTAACCGTGATGTAGATACTAACCCATACACCATGTTGCCAATTACCGCATATACAGTAATTCCCGTTGCACCTGTAAAACTACTAAATGTAGTCAATGGTGAACCGACACCCGGTCTGCATGTAATTAAATCAGGATTAGATTGGTCAAATACGAGATTTTGTAATGATGTACATGCGCCTTCAAACGCATACGTAGCATCGTAAGCATCTGCTAGACCTTTAGCGGTGAAAGCAACAGGATATTCTTTATGGATAGCCATTAATCACCTTAATAAGGGTCTAATTTTGTCGGTCTTAGTGAGCCACCAGTCCTAAATCGTCTTGGGTCGAGTTGAACAGATTTAACAACATTTTGTTCGTCGCCTTCTTCCATCAAATGAATTAATAACAGTTTTTCACATTCAGCCACATAAGACTGATAACGATCATCATCTGTAAATCGCATTAAACGGGTTGCCGTTGCCATTGTTAGGTAATCTTGATCGGAGAACCAAGGTACAACAGAACTTGTCGAAGGATTCGCAATATCGGCTTGTTGATTGTAAAACCGATGAGTAACAGTTAATGTTGTTCCCGATGCTGGATAAATGTACAGTAGTCCAATTCCCGTTGTAGGAACTGGCGATAAATCCGTTGCAAACTCATAAGGATAATTGGAAATACCCGATTGATAATTTTCGGCATCAATTTCTTTTAATGAGCAAGGATTTAAAAAATAAGGCGTACCCGATACAAGATAAAACATATCGTAAGTACGTAGGTAATTTGTCTCTAAATTAAACGGGCCAAAGGAATTAGCAGGAATGTTTAACGTTTGAGTAATTAAATTGACTTTGAGATTGCGATGCAGAACTAAATCAGACAGGACGAGATTTAACTGTCGCCCTGCCTGAGCAAGATAACCGGGGCACTTTGCAATCTGACAGGCATCTGCAACTATTTGTGACGCGGTTATCGACATATTACGCCTTTGCCTTAGCGCGAGCTTCTTGCAATGCTTCGTGACCTTTTTGAACGTCTTTATCCAACTCAACCAACGAGCTAGTTAAATTATCAATCATCTGCAATTCAGCATTGGTTAATTTCTTACCGTTTTCTTTCTTTTGCTTCAAATTCTCAATCGCATCTTTTTGTTGATGCAATGCTTTAATTCGACGCTCAAGATGGATTTCAAGAACAGGGATAGAAGCACGAGCTTGTTGACGATCTACAACATCGTGGTAAATATCAATTTGTTGATTGATCTGCTCAACAGTATTAGTTGAATAAATATATCCACTCATGGTCAATGTTTTACCACTTTCGCCCAATTGAGCTTGAATAGTAAAGTTACCAGTAGTCAATACACCTTCTGCAATATCTTTTTCTGTGTTCATTTTTTTAACCTATGTAATTAAGCGACAAGTCGATTAGTTTGTTTACGGTAAGCATTTTCATTATCGCCGTGAATAGACTTCTCATGGCTCCAACATAATGCCACACGCGACTTCATTTCGGCAAGAATTTCTGCATTAAATTCATAGGTTTGACCATGATAATACTCTAAACCGTTGGTGTATAAACACAGTCCTGCACCAGCAGGTAGATTGATGGTGTATTTAAAAGTAGGAATTTTTACTGTTTTAAACTTTTGCTTTTTCTCGTTACGTTCCCACGGATTTAAACACTTTTCTACTTCTTCAAAATTACCTGTTGGAAATTCTTCTGATGTGTTACCCATAAACTGACTAGCTTGTGACATTGCTTCTGCCATGCTTTCAGCTTCGGTTTGTTTTTCTTTTGCTTCATCACGTTCTTTAGTGAGCAAGGCAACTTGAGCTTGTAGCTCTTTTAATTCCTGTTCTGTGGTTTTCGCTGACATGATTATTGTCCTTAGTTTGTTTGAATAACTGTTACGACCATAGGATGATTTTCAGAAGCACGTCCAAAGCTGCTTTGAACTACTGCCGAAGATAATGTTGGTACTGCGGGTTGAATAATAACGGGTGTTTGAGCAATAACTTCTTCTACTGCTGGATTGCTATTCACATCGGTTGTATCTTCTTGAACTTCTGCTGCAAAGTCTGAAATTGGGAAAGTATCGCTATCCATATTTACCTCTTTAAAAAAAGGTGGGAGAACTTAATCCCCCACCAAAGCCTACCACAGAAAACTATTATTCAACTGCTGTACCAGCCGTGTAAGTTGGGCTGAATGCTGAACCTGATTCTACGCGAGCCATGTAAGCATTATTCAGAATAATAGTACCGTACATCATTTTCCAAGATACAACACGGGTTTGATTCATTGGATCGGATTTATCACCTTTATCGAGGTATTGATATTTCACGTCATCCAAAAGAACTTGACCATACGCATCTTGACCAATAAAGATTGTTGGAAACACGGTAACGCCTGTTGCAGGAGCAGCAGGTGGAGTTTGTGCAACACCAACACCAGATAAAATTACTGTTGAACCAGAAGCCAATTGAGTTGCTTGACCTGCTAATGGGCCTGTTGATGGGCCAGAAGCACACAAAGCTAAGTTAGTTGGGCTAGAAGTTGTACCAATGTACACGTTGAATACATAGTTGGCTAATGTAGGCAATGTGACAGAGATCGAACCTGTAGGACCAGTAACCGAGATTGCGCCAGATACTTGATAAATTTGCTGTTCAACAGAAGTTGCCGCTGGCGAACCAGTAACAACGATGTAGTACGATGCAGTTGCCAAGTTACCTGAAGTACCTGCTGTACCAGTAACCTGAGCATTACCTTTCCAGTAAGGCATCATGTTAGTTTTACAGAAACGTGCACCACCCCATTCACCCAAGTCATTGTTATACAGACGGTTTAGATCGCTGTACGACCATGCTGTGGCAATGGTGCTGTTCTGACGTAAATCTTGTACTGGCAATGGATGAATCAATGCAACATAGTGTGGCATTGCATCAGGCTTAGTCGATGCTTTAGTACGTGCATCAGCATCTACTTTCATGTCAATACGTTCGTCACCATTAAAGGTTGGTGCGCCAAATGTTTCCAATGCGCCGACAATTTTAGAGATTTCGACAGGAGACATTACGTCAGTTGCTACTAAGTTAGCGCGTGATGTTTTGCTATTAGCATAGTTGACTTGAGTTGCTGTCAACAAGATATTTAACACGTTACGCTCAATAGTTTCTGGTTGCTGAATACCAATCAAACGGATAGCTTGTTTAAACAATGGATGTTTAATAGTCATATCCGCAACGTCAGTTACGCGAACCAAATCGCCCCATTGTTGAGCAGTAGCAGAAACTTGAGCAATAGTAATTGCTTCGCCAGCAGCCGCTACACCCTCTGCCAATGGAGCAAAAGGCAATGGCAAACGTTCATAACGAGTAGCCGTGTAGGTAACACCCGTTTGTTTATTAATGGTCAGTGGTTGACCAAATTGATAGGCAACTAATTGACGTTGAGCAATACGCAATACCTCGTCGGCAATGTGTAATTCAATATCATTAGCCAATGTTTGACCACTAGCACCGGGGCTATAGTTGGTCAATTGAGCTTTTAATACTACGGATAACAATTTAGATAGTTTCATGATTTTAACTCCTAGATACGTACATTTTCTAGGCGTTTAGCACGTTTTTCCGCTTCCGTTAGTTTTCCACTGTCTCTTGTCGAAACATCAGATCGCACGCCGGGAGTTTTACCGCGATTCACGCCCCCTGTTTTTGCTGCCGATGATTTCGCTGTTGAAGTTTTTAACCGTCCATTAATCATATCTTGACCTACTAAGTATGCAAAAAGTTCTTTACGTGGTGCATCTTGACCTTTAGCACGCATTTGTTTCAATGTGTCCTCTACCTTGTCCTTATATGCTGCATAAGTTTTAGGCTGAGTGCTTGCCAATGATGCAAATTCGGCTTTATCGTTAATATCACGCGCTTCGCGTAATGCCATCTTGCTAGATTGCTCGGCCTGTCGTGCATTACGGGCTGATGTTACTGCATATTTTTGCCAATCCGTTGCATCAGGATTATTTAAAATAGCATCTTCTTGCTGGCGTAATACCGATTCTTCCGTATTAACTTGTTGAACTGGCTGGCGACGTGTCGCTTCCAATTCTTCACGTACTTTTTGATACCGTTCCTCTGCTTCACGTTTATCATTGCGAAGTTTGATGATAGCTTGTTGGCTTCTGCTTAATTTTGGTGCAGGTGCATCATCTTCTTCACTTGGCTCTGAATCTTCCTCACTTGGTTCTGAATCTTCTTCATCTTCTTCCGATGGTTCTAGTTCATCTTCAACTGGTTCTGGTTCAGGGTCATCATCTAAACGTGCAGATACAACGTTGGATAATACATAAATTAAAAATTTCAATAACGAACTCATTTACTTCTCCCTTTTTCGGTTACGCCGATTATGCGAAATAATTCCTTACGGGAATAACGCGAGGTTTACACGTACTGCTCTAGGTGTTGCCGACGAAGTTGATGACTTGGATGTGTACCCTCACCATCAAACTCGTCTTGAAAAAACTTTAACAATGCTTTTGCATGACCAGCTTCGGCCGCAAATTTATCCGCTTCTAATTCTTGCTTTCTGCATAGCCACAAGACTAACGGAAAACAAAACAATAAACATAAAATTCGCTGTTCAATATGCCATTTTTTACAATGACCTATTTCGTGCGCTAATGCTGCTTTTTGCATATCTTCGGGAAGCGATAGAAACCGATCACCGATCTCTATCTTTTTCCAAAAGAGTACGCCACTTGAAACGGCAATAAAGTCGCCTTTAGTAGCAAATACTTTAATCATTACACAGTAATAGTAGTGGTTGCATTTGCATACAAACCAGTAATAGTAATCAATGGTGATACGGTTGTAGGTGCAACAGTCGATGTACCAACAGTAGCAGCCGTTGCAGTCCATACAGTACCCGCGCCAGTAGCAATAACAATAGATGTTGCGCTATTGACCTTAGTAATTGGATACCAACCACTAGGCAATGTACCACTTGATACCGATAAGTAAATCAAGTTACCAACAGTCGGTGTAATCGCATTAGTACCCAATACAACCGTAAACAAGTTAGTTGAACCAACTTGAGTTAATGATGTAAAAGTAGTACCAGTGGTAAATTGCTGACCAACGGTTGTTGTTGCTTGTGTCAATGTACCTTGATAGTAACGTTGACCAGCCGCTACAACAGAAGTTGTACCCGACAAAGTAACTGTGCTATCTGTCAATGTTGGTGTCGCAATGGTTGTTGCGCCAGTTGCTTGAATCTGGAACAAGAACGTTTGACCTTGTGCTAATGGCATTGGCAATGAGTTGACAATATTGTAAGCACTATCTAATGTAATTGTTACAGCGGAACCGTTAGTGAACTGATAAATGTTATTAGAACCCAAGTTAGTTAAGGTTGCACTTGCCGCAGCAGAAGTAGCAAACACTTGAGAACCTGATACCGATGCACCATTACGAACAACCTGAGTTAAAATCTGGTTAATCGACGTTGGGTCAACAATAGAACCAACATACAATGGTGAGTTAGTTTGAATAATACCCGCTTTTAACAACGTTAAAAACGATGGTTTAAATTTAAATTTCTTCATAATATTCCCCTTAATTAAGAATTAACCGCGTGGTGGTCCACCAGCTATTTGATCTGCATGGATTGCGCCAGCAGGTTGTTGCACTCCTTTTGGCCCTTGTGGTTGCGCTCCCATTCTAGGAGTTCCTGCCACACCCGGCGCATTACCACCGGGAACGCCCGGCATACCGCCTTGTTGCTGTTGTGCGCCCATTGCCATTTGACGTTTCTTTTGCAAACTCATTACGTGAGCCTGAATGTGCGTCCGAATTAATCCCGATGGGTCGCCTGTTTTTTGTGCAATTGCTTGATGATTTAATATATGCGCGTTATCGTCATCTGCTTCATGCACTTCTGTATTAATGCCATTGACCAACATTTCATCTTCAATTTCAGGTGGAATGGTGTGCATATTTCGTTCATCAATTAATATGCGAGAACTTAGCTCAGAACCAAATACATTGTCAACTAATATTTCTAATATAGGTGTAATGTCAAGTTTCTTACCATTTAATTGCTGTGGCGGAATACCGCGCAATACGTTCATGGTCGAGATTTGTTGCTGCATACGCTGCATGTTCATTACATAATCTGTACCTACCCATTGGAAGTAATAACGATTACCCCATTGTTGCGGCGAAATAGTTTGCATTGCTGCTTGTACGCCGATCTCACCCTTGGTTAATACCGTTATATCTTCTTCCCTGAACTGTGCATCGTATTCAAAGAATCGTTCTAGTAATGGATTTAATACTTCTTCTTCCATACGTTCAGCGTGGTCAAGAATAGGTACTGAACTTTCTTGCATCTGTGCGCCAACTGCATTGGCATTTTTACGGCCAGCAGGAGCCTTACCCATCATCATATCATTGCAATCTAAACTCTCGTGTATTTGAGCTTTGATGGATTGACACATGCCGATTGAATCTTTCCACAATTGCGGGAAACTAACAAACTTGGTTGTTTCAGGGTTAGCAGTCCATACTGCCGCTAATCCAAAGACCATCGACGCATAGTTTGGATTCTTTTCAGGGTCGGTCATTACAATAGGAAGCAATGAATACATGGCAGAATCTTGCCCCATATTCCAAATGTCGTTTAAGTTCCATTGCATAAACTTGACAGCTTCAATTTTACTAATACCGTAAAACGAACCGCCAATACGATCAACAGGAGCAGAAATAATAGGACGCTTTTGCCCCCATTGCGGAGCTTTAATAATTCCAATAATCTCATTTTCACCAGCAAAATATACATAGGCTAATGACTTTTTACCTTTTTCAAATTCAATACGTGCCGTAGCTTCAAAGATTAAAGCGTACTTATTTGTACCTTCCGTCTTAACACCTGCATCATCAGCACGTTTTTTAGAAGGATTAACTTTATCTGTGCCTTTCTTTGCATCCATCCAATCGGACACATCGGAATCTTCTGGCAAAATAAAGATACCTTCATCGACCATCATTTGAATTTGGTCTTTTGACATGCGTAGCTTTAATGCAACAATGTCAGCTTTTTCAATATTATTGCATGTTGGTGGAATGACTGCTAAATCTTCCACAGCAAAGTCAACCACTGTCGGGCCTTCTTCGATGACTTCTTGATCTTCTAAGACTTCTTCTTCTTCAATAGGGTTTGATAGCTCGGTATCTTCACCTTCTACTGTTTGAATAATAGGATTGCGTCGAATCATACCTGTGACGTTACGAATATCACGTAACCAGTCCACGTAAATATTCCATTGTCCCGTTACATCACCTGCAACATAGACAGAACGCATTAAGGATTTGAGTTTTGTTTGGCGGATATAATGCTCAATCAGAGCAAGTTGCGCGTAGGGTTTTTGACCATCTGTGCCGATAGCATCGACATGTTTATACTTGGCAGCAAAGTTTTGCTTTAACGCCCTTTTAGCTCGTGCATTAATACAATCACGGACAACAGGCACGTAGCACTGAGAATTACCTTGATAAGTTTGATTGCTATCAGGAGTTGCATTGTAGATATTCCAATAATCTTGTATTGATTCATCCGCTTCTTCGCGGTTTTTGTACGCCTTCATAATAGGGTCGTACATTTTTAAACATTTCTGATACACATCCGATTCTGTTTGATCGGCCCAATTCTCAATTGGTTCTTTGGCAGTAGTGGAATCTTTCTCGGCAGCTTTACTGTCGATATGGATTTCCTCTATTTTCTTTTTACGTGCCATGTTATTTAGTCTTTTTAGGAG